TTTCTCTAGACTGATCAGAAGGGCACGTCTTCGCTGGCAACTGGCTTCGCTTCCGCCTTGTTGAATGCAGGCTTGGCGTTGCCGCCAATAACCTTGCCGTTGCCGAGGATTGCCCCTTTAACGCCAGCGGCGCGGGCTTCCTTAGTGACGCCTTGGACTACCCGATAATCATTGCCGAATTTGTCGTCAGGAGTCTCGAAAAGCACTACGTCGAGGTAGGTGCCTTTGGCTCCCTTAAAGAGCAGATTCTTGTCAATTTTTGTAACGTCGATTTTTACTGTGATCATTAGTTTAGTTTGTTGATGATGATGGTGGCTTGTGACTGACTGAGCTTAGTTGGATCAGAAACCTTGAAGTAGCTCAAGGCTTTTTCGATCATGTCCTTGTTTTTCTCTGCGTTGGTCTGGATGGCAACGAGTTGCGCTTTGCTAATTGCGCCGTCTTTTGCGGATTCTCCGTCGTCGTCCTCCTGCGTGATGGAGCAGATTGCCGCGAGGGAATAGCGGCGCAGATAGGTGACGGCAGAGCCTACACCCTGAGCATCCTGCTTCGACAACGGGGCGGAAGCCATGTCCTCGATGTATTCCCCGCTCTCGTGCAGCAGGCGGGTGCCTACGCAGATGGTCCCGGCACCGACCTCACCCACCGTCTGGATGATGGCAATACCGTTCTCGTTTAGGGCATCTTTAACTGCCTCAATGACGGCTTCTAGATTGGCATACTTGGACTTAAAGTGCGGATTGGTCGCCTGCTTCTTGGCGTTTCCCACTGCTTTCTGTGCAGCCAGCAAAGCTGGCGCAATCTTCCCTAGCGTGTCTGATGTTTTCATTTGTAGAGCTTTCCGAATCGGCCCATGCCGTGTTTGATTTTGTGTGCTGTGGTAACTGAGATGTTGTTTTCGAGGGCGACCTCGATGAGCATCTTGCCCTGATCGAGTCCCTGTTTAACTTTGAGCGCAACCTCGTCCGTGACTTTTGCTTTATAGGTGTAGTCAGCTTCTTTCTTCAGCTTCGTAGCCGGGATTGAGAAGTCGATCTTCTTAAGATGCTTCTCAAAGAGAAAGCGGACGGACTGCATCGTGGAGGAGATGTTAATCATACTGCCTCCTCTCGGTTGAGGATGATTGTAGCCGCTTTAACGGCAGCCTCCTGCTCAGGGCAGTCTGGTGCCGGGAAGCGAGACAGAAGCTCTTTAATGCAGGACAATGCCTCTTCCATCCGGTTGTGCAGGCGGAGAGGATCAGAGCCTCCTTTAGACCAATCTTGGACCGCTTGGAATGCCACGGCGGCGGCAATCTGGTCATTCGTAACGGGGGCCAGCGGACTAGCCTCTGGCGTGAACTTGCAGGAAGCGGTGATTGACCCGTTTCCGTTATCTGTGATTTCTATCGTGGATTTTGTCATCGTATTCATAATTCAGATTTCCTTGGATTGTTCAACTATTTTCTTAGTCTTGTTCTACTTTTTCTAGCACCTTGCCAGCAATCGTAGACATCTTTTGTCCTGCTCCGATTGGATTTGCGTCGTGATTGCGGCCCCATTCGTCGCAAATGGATTCGCAAGCTGCCGTGAGCAGTCGCACCTTCTCGCGCTCGGCGGCGAGTTCGGCGTCCTGCCGAAGCTATTAAAGAGCGCAATCGCGCTGATTGCCTCATCTCGGAACTCCGCTTCCTTGCGTCTATGATGAAGCACGACGGCTTGCTTCACACGAACATTCAAATCATCTCAGAAAAGGCAGACGCGCATATGAAGCGCCGCTGGAGCCAAATCGAGATGGATGAACTGAACAAGAAATGAACGGCAAGGGAGACAGTCCACGCAATTTAGGCCCGAAATATCGGGAAAACTACGACAGCATATTCAGAAAGAAAAACACACATGAGCCACTGGTACACGAAAAGCGGAAAAGCAATGCACAAGGTTCCCGGCAAGACGGTTGCCGAGCGCGACACGACAATCACGGATGCAAGGAAGCTAGACCTCCTTCCTTCTGTGAGCGGAATCACCAAGGTTTGGGCTAATCCCGGCCTTGATCGTTGGAAGCAAACCGCGACCATTGACGCGACTCTAAACTATTGCCGCGACGACTGGACGGGCGACTGGGCTACGTTTAAACCCTACGAGAACGATGCCTTCTACGGTGAGGTTTGCGCTCGTGCAAACGACGGAATGAATGCGGCGTCAGACCTTGGCGTGAGGATTCATGCGGCCATTGAGGCTAGTCTTACGGGCTCACCTTGGGTTCCCAGTGAACAGGTTCAGCTTTCGGATGGAAAGTGGATTGAAATCTCCAAGCTAGTTGATCCAGCATTAGACAAGATTAGGGAACTCGGAATCATCGCAGTTGCTAATGAGCAAATCATCACCTGTCTGAAGCACGGCTATGCTGGACAGATGGACATGGCATACGCCCAGAGGGAAACTGTTGGAGTCCTCGACTTTAAGTCTACAAAAACAAAGGCTGGAAAAAAGATTGATGTGCGCCAAGGTCAATCGATGCAGATTGCTGCCTACCACTACGCCTATTGGGGCTCGGCTGATAAGCCCCATTTCCAAAGCAATCACCAAGGGATCAACCTGTACATCAGTACTACGGAGATTGGGCGCGTCGATGTCGTAACCTACGACAACACCGAGCTTGCCAAACAGTGGCAGGGATTTCTCGCCTGCCTTACACTTTGGCGCTTGCAGAACAACTATGACCCCCGCACGAAGGAGGTCGTATGAAAGAACGAGACCTCCCACATTCAGATGAAGCCGAGCGCAATGTTATCAGTTGCGTCCTGCTCGACGGCGCTGCTGCACTTGTCACCGCACTCGACTCTAAAATCACGGAAGAATGTTTCTTTGAAAGCAAGAATGCCAAGCTCTGGCGTGCAATCATCTGGAATCACAATCATGGCAGACCAATCGAAACGGCGATCATCATCGACGAACTCCGCAAAGTTGACAAGCTTGAGTCAATCGGCGTTGACCACATCATCAGTGTGTCCGGTAGTATCCCCACTACAGCTGGCTTTGCCCACTGGCTTGAGCAAGTCCGCGAAACGTACGTCCTCCGCGAACTCATCAAGTGCGCGAACGAAGTCCGTGACTGCGCGTACGGCTACAAGGGCAACGTCGAAGACTTTGTTGCAGCTACCTCCCGCATCCTATCCATCCGCCATGCCAGTCAAAAGCAGGAAACCTTGGCTTCAGCAGCTACGGATGTCTTTAGCCTTTGCCAGCGCATTCTTGCGGGGGAAGACACAGAGATTGATCGGGGCCTTGCGTGGCCTTGGGCAGACTGGAACAAGAAGTTTGGCGCAGCGCAGCCGGGAGAGCTAATCGTGGTGGCTGCACGCCCCGGTAGAGGCAAATCTAGCGCCGGGAGGCAGATAGCGTGGCACTGGAGCCAGAATGTGGGCGATGTGCTCTTATTCTCAAGGGAAATGCCTGTCTGTGGCCTTCCCCAGTTGTTTGCCCAGAGTCTTAGCGGACAAAGCTGGCGGGAGTTCCGCCGTAACGAGCTAACGAAGGAAGGGTCTGACGCATTCCTTGAGTCCATCAAAGAGGTGCAGGGCAACAAGCGTCTGCACATCTACGACCATGACCGGACGCTGGCTCAGGTCACGGCGCGCATAAAAGCATTCCACCAGATTAAACCCATCAAGGGGATTGTCATTGACTACCTCCAACGCTATGACCCGCAGCAGGAACGCGGGGAAACCCGTGACGTGGCAATCGGGCGCATGACTATGGCAATCAAGGACGCTGCAATCGAGTGCAAAATACCAATTGTGCTCCTCGCCCAGTTGTCTCGCGGCGTCGAACGCGACAACCGTGAGCCCATGCTGAGTGACTTACGCGAATCGGGTAATATCGAGCAAGACGCAGACCGTGTTATTTTCCTTGACGCACCAACCAACACCGCTGATGGTACTACGCAAGACTTGAACGATGGAGCATTAAGGCGCATCTTCGTCAATGCCATCCAAGCCAAGGGGCGCGGAGAAGGGCAAGACAGGGTGGGTATGATGTTCAATCGTCCAATCACGACTTTCGAGTCAATTGTTCCTTAATAATATGCGGGGGATCGTATTAAAGCAATATTTCGCAATTCATGCGAAGATGCGGGTACAAAGTCCCGCTCCCTCGCTCCAATTCACTCTGATTCGCTCCAATTTTGTTACTAATCCAACCCACATAAATACAAATGAAAACCAATCGTAAACTAGAAGACCTCGAAGAAGCCCTGATGGAAGACTTCGTACAGGACATTGGCGGAAGCCAAGACCCTGTTGACCAGTTCAAGGCTATTGAACGCTACGCCAAGTTCGTGGAAGCACGAGCCGCACGCATCAACTCCGAACTCGGTGCGGACTAGTCATGGTAACCAATGTTGGAGGACTGAGATTCCACGTTGAATCTTCCAGCAAGGCAGACGTTGCCTTTTACAGCGTAGAGTTCAAGGACCACAACGGAGAATGCAACTGCCGCGACTTCGTTGTTAGATGTAAGCCAGCCTACCGAGAGCGCAAGGCTACGGTAGAATACAGCGATCCAGAACGAACTAGATGCAAACACATAAACCAAGTGCTCCTCTTCATCGCAAACAAAGCTATTTGCGGCTGCGTTAAATGACAAACGCCGACATGATAGGTGGCATTGAGGCTAGGTGCCGTCAGGCGGGTCAAATGGGCTTTAAACTGGCTCTATGGCCCCTTGACGGCGGGTTCTGCTGGCAATGGAAGCACCCCAATGGACTAGTAGGGGAAGCGTTCTCAACTGACGCCACCCAGAAGGGTGTTGCTCTCTGGCTCGCCTCACTGAACGTCTATTGATGCCTAAGGATGTTCCAACCGAACTACATTGCGGGGGGCGATGGACTACGGCAAGAAAGCACAGTTTCATCGTCTCCGCATTACGCCGCGCAAGCGGGCGCTGGGCACCAAAGAACGACGCCAAGAAAGCTGCCCGCCTTGAGAGGAACACCTACAGATGTGCCTCATGTGCCAAAACTTTTGGACACACAGACATTCACATCGACCACATCGTCCCTGTTGTTGATCCATCCAAGGGATTCACGACATGGGACGACTTCATTGGTCGCCTATTTGTGGAAATCGACGGTTTCAGAGCCGTTTGCACGTCCTGCCATTCCGAAATCACAGCTAAACAGCGGGAAGTCCGCACCCAAAGGCTAGCCCATGAAAAAGTTTCAAATCGTAAGTGACATTCATGGCAACGCCAAGGACAGGCGGGCCTGCAATGCAGCCATTGCTTTCTCAAAGCAGTTCAATCCAGACATCCGCGTAATCGCTGGCGACCTCTGGGACTTTGCAGCCATCCGTAAGGGTGCCAGTGCGGACGAGCAGGCCATCTCCATGCGGGAAGACTTCGACGACGGAAAGGAGTTTGCCGACTCATTCTTTGGAGAAGTGTCCGAGAACGTCCTCATGCTAGGCAATCACGACATCCGCGCATACGACTTGCGGGAATGCACGGATGCAGTGAAAAGCGACTTGGGCTACCGGATGGTGTCGGACATTAAGGCTCTTGCCTTCAAGCACAACGCCAAGCTGATTGACTACGACGCCCGCGAAGGCGTATATGACATTGGCAATCTAAGCGTAGTTCACGGCTTCCACGCCGGGATGTCAGCCTGCGCCGCCCATGCCCGTATTTACGGCAATGTGGTCTTTGGCCACATCCACTCCATCGAGAGCTTCCAAACGCCGGGAATCAAGCAGAAGGAGGCTCGTAGCATTGGTTGCCTATGCGACCTCAACCCCGGCTACGCCAACCGCAAGACGGGCAAGCTACGCTGGTCCCACGGCTGGGCCTATGGCTGGCTCCACGAGGACGGCACCTACGCCATCTTTCAAGCTAGAGGAGTGAACGGCAAGTTCTACGCACCAACAGACATCAAAGAATACTAACATGAATCCTTGGGATGAGATGGACAAGCTGGTCAAACTCACCGCCGAGCCTAAAGGGCCGGAATGGTTCACGAAACGTCAGTTCATGGCCCACTATCGCGTCAGCTACACCTGTGCAACTAATCGCATCAATAAAATGGTTGACGACGGATTGCTTGATGAATGGACTGGCGTTCTGTCCGGCAAAACTATCGGCAAAAAATGGAAACTAAAATGAGAAACGAAACCCACTTAGACCACATCGCCACCATCATCCAGATTGGTCATGTAAGCAAGCACACCAGTGAGCAGATTGCCGCTGATGTGCTCATCTACATGGAGAACTTCATTGATTGGGAAGCGACTGATTAACGAAAAGCGGGTTTTGCTTCAAATGACCGAGCAAGAAAACCCACTCTGGAGACTAAGCAGTTTCGTGAAACACGTTGACCGCATCATGTCAGATGAGTCCGTGCAGAGAACTGCCGTCAACAAGGCTAGATTCACCGTGCTTGGCGTCATGCCCCACCTAGACACGGGCGAGGTGGTGCATCTATGCGAGTTCTACAGCAATGCCCTAGACGGGGACAAGTTCTTCCTGACCCCTCAGTTCCTTGAGCACTGGGATGCTTTAGTTGAGCGGGCCTAGTCTATTGAGAAGCGCGGCCTTCTCTTTGTCATTATCCTCACGTTCAGCAAGCTTAACAAGCATTGCATTGCGAGTAGACAAGCTCATAAACTTATCTACATTGTAAGCGGCTTCTTTGAACGCTTTAGATGTGCTTGGCTCACCATACATGAGCCAAAGCATAGAATAACGCCCGCGATCAATAAATGATGTAATTCTGTTAATTCCAGTTCCAACCACCATTCCAGTAGATGGACTACCCTTTGCAAGGCTAATAGCCGCAGCCGCAGCCATCATGTCTTCCCTATTGGTAAACGCTGAAAGACCTAGCTTAATTCGTTTTTGAAGAACATCAGCAGCCGATCTACCCCAAGTATCTTTAAGTGAATCAAACGCATCCTTTCCTACGATTGCTTTAAATGCTTTGTTTCCTTCACCATAAAACAGATTTGTGATACCAGTTAAATCAATCATTTGACCGCTTTCACCAATTGCAGAACGCAATGGACGGAACAGTAATTCAGCGGTTGTTGCTTTTGAAATATCTTCCGCTAGTTTCTTGCGGGAAAAAACATCCGCTGGTCCAATTTTACCGCTTGGAGCACGAAGGGTACGCATTAGATCATCAAGATCACTCTCTCCAACTGTAAGAAGTTTAGCAATCCATTGTCCGTTCTTGCTTGAATCTGGATCAACAAAGAATGATTTGTTGTTCATTAACTGAGCCAACGGGTCTTGTGCCGCTTTTTCAGCCAATTCAGATGCTTCCGAAAGGCTTATGCCAGCTTTCTTCTCTGCAAGCAAAGCCCTGTTCATAGCCTCCTGCTTTTCAGATTTATTGGTTTTAGTGTAAAACACACGCATAGACTCTTCGTAGTCTTTACGCGCAAGTGCCTTGTCATAACCAACAGCGCCAACATCATCAAAGAAGCTATTTAGCTCCGTTACAGTCAATCCCCTGCGACCTTCTCTTTGTGCTAGACGCGCCAAGGCATTGATTTCAACCTTTGATCCAAGACCAATTAAATCGGATGGAACTCCCTTTTCGGAAATAAGACTCGATAGATTTCTTGCCAGCTTATTCATATCTACCGCTTTAAATCCCTGCTCAACCATGCCGGAACCTTCAATCAATGACTGTCCAATAATCTCATCGCGGATTGATTTGTGCAAATCACTTACAAACTGTTCTGAAAAAACCGGGCATGAAAGATGATGTCGGAAATATCAGCCTAAAAGCCTATCGTGATATGCGCGATGAAATTGCTGATGATTTCCGCAAGGCAGGCAAAGATGCCAACTCAGCACAGAGAGATGCTAGTCAGGTTTATGAATCCATAAAGTTAGCTAGCGAGGATTTCCTTGAGAGGAATATGCCAGACAGGGTTGTTCAGTTTAAAAATGCCAATAGTACTGCTCGCGGAATTTATGCTGCACGCGAAGGT